TAGGAGACAAAATAGGTAATCTCCCGTTCGGTGGATTCCCTGCGGTTAACAAGGGATAATTAAATATGTTTATAGACGATTACATAAAGAGCGAAATCAAAAAGCACTCTATTAGTGACGCTGAGAACGAGTGCTGTGGTCTCGTTGTGTTTTCCTCTAAAGATAAAGTAAACATAGTCTTCCCTTGCGAAAACAAGGCTAAAAAGAAAGATAGGCGCTTCTCAATTTGTCCCCGAGATTATCTCAAAGCCAGTGGTTTAGGAAAAATTATAGCAATGTACCACTCCCACCCGAAGCAAGCTCTTGGTGGATTTTCTGAATTTGACAAAATTCAGTCCCTTGGACACGGGCTACCCTCTATCCTATATAGCGTCAAGGAAAACGAGTTCCTCCTGTTCAAACCTGAAGATTATCAAGACCCCTACATAGGAAGAGCGTTCCAAATAGGAACTCAAGATTGCTTTACGTTGCTAGCTGACTACTATAAAAACGAATTAAGTATAAATTTCGATAGTTTCAAAAGGGGTGAACTTTGGTCCAATGACCTTACTGAATTTAGTAAAGAAAAAATGGAAGAAGTTGGATTGTCCCCAAGGTCAACCTTCGTCAAAAACCTCCAGACGCTCATAAAAAAAGAACGTCTAGTGCAGATTGCAGAAGGAGAACCCGACATGGACAAAATAATAAACCACGACATAATTTTATTTAAATATTACGACCTAAATAAACCAAGTCACTGCGGGATTTATATTGGGGGAAATAAGGTCCTACACCAACCCGCAAGATCTTACTCTAGGGTTCAGGAATACAGCGAGGCCCTCAAGAGAAAAACCTACTGCATCCTAAGGCACGAATCACTAGTCAACCAATGAAGAGCTTAACTGAAATCAAAGAGTTTGTCAAGAGGGAGTCTCTTAAGGATCCATCAAGGGAGTGCTGTGGGCTAATCTTAGAGAAGGACTCAGGGGTTGAAATCGTTCCCTGTGAAAATGTATCACCGAACCCTGAAAAACATTTTATTATCTCACCGCTGGACGTAATGGAGGCATCTAAATCCGGAAAACTAATTGGGTTTTACCATTCGCACGTAGTAGAAGAAGACTTTAAATTAAGTAAATATGACAAACTGGTTAGTCAAAAATTAATGCTGAATTCTATTATCTATAGCGTTACGAATGACAAATTCATACACTATGAACCAAATAAGCATAAACCAGACTACGTAAACAGACCCTTCATAATTGGTCTCTACGATTGTTTCACGCTTGCGCAAGACTATTACAAATACGCACTAAACATACACATCCCAGACCCCATAGAGTCTGTGCAAAAAATATACAGAGTAAAAGAGCAGGGTGACCCTTGCCCAACCCTACTTAAACCCTATTATGATAAATGGGATTTTTCAGATCCAGAAGAGTTTAATAATATAGTAAAATTAAGATATGACCCATTATCCTTTTATAAAATAACAGATAAAATTAAAAATAATTTTTGGATAAAAGAGCACTTCTTAGCTAACGGGTTTCAAGAAGTCAATAACACCAAGAAGGGGGATATACTATTAGTAAATATATCAGTATACGGCAGAGAAGCGACGTTCCCTAGTCATTGCGCCATTTTTACACAAAATAACGAAATCATACACCATCCGCTTAACGCACTATCGAGGAGAGCGGTCTACGGAAAAATATACAAAGACTTGACCGCGTGCACCCTAAGACACAAGGGCATGACATGAACAATAAAATAGTAGACGTACATTTACACGGGGCCCTCATAGAAGGGGTTGGCAGAGAGCACTGGAGGCTCGGCGTAACAAGCGTGGCTGAAGCAATCAGAGCCATAGATATGCTAAGCGAAAGGAAACTCACCAAACATCTAATGATGACCCACAAGGGTGACGCAAACGAAGTGCAGTATAAAATACTAGTGAACGATCGACCATTTTTAGCCGAGGAAAAACCCTGCACAGAAAGACCCGAAACCATAATTAATTCAGAATTATGCATAGAGCGCACGGACGGATCACTCAAAAGAATAGATATTGTGCCCGTGCTAGAGGGGGCGGGAGACAACATGGGGCTTTTATTGGTTGTTTTCGGTGTGTTAATAATTTTAACCGCAGGCGCGGCAGCGGCCGCAGCAACCGGCATCAAGGGCGCGACGTTTATGGGTAGCGCAATTGGCGGCACAGGCATGTCAGCTACCATTGGTGCGTTGGGGGGCGTATCAGTTGGCTCACTATTAATGGGCGGTTTTGCGCTACTTATTGGTGGCGTAGCCTTGATGAGCATGAATCCACCCGAGTTCGATGACCATTCGGAAATAGACATATCGAAAGGAGCAGGCGGAGCTAGGTCGTATTTATTTAACGGGCCGACAAACACCCAGCGAGAAGGCGGCCCAGTGCCAATAGGGTATGGAAGACTCTTGGTTGGCAGCACGTTGATACAGGCTACGCAATACATAAGAGATGTCGCAGCAAACAAAGCTACCGCTGTCGCTTACAACGATCACGTCACCACCGATTATTCAGATGGCGTACCATCGATCGTATACGGAGACATAACACCTAGGGCAGTTTTCTAAGATGAAAGAAGAGATCCAACGTATAGATATTGTTCAGGGAGAGGGCGGCGGAGGCTGCTTCGCTGCAGGCACCCTAATATCTGCGCCCAACGGGCCCATTCCCATAGAGAACATTCAAGTCGGGGACGAAGTTCTCAGTTTCGACGACTTAGGGAAAATATCAATTAATAAAGTAACCAAAGTTTTTGTTCACGAAAATAATGACATATTTTCATTCAACTTTTGGGGAGGAAAACTGGAGCTAAACAAGATCCACTGGATTCTAAACGGCAGAAACTCCTTCTTTCAAGCCGAACAATTTAACCCGGAAGAATGCATCGTAGACGAGAAGGGGGATTTCAGGCCATTCAAGTCGCTAGAGTTCCTGAAGGTAGGAACTGTTTATAATTTTTGGGTAGAAAACGACCACACTTACATAGCCAATGGAGTAAGGGTTCACAATGGGGGGGGTGGAGGCGGAAAGGGGCAAGTCGGCAAAGCCAGAACGCCAATAGAAGACCCAGAAGGCATGGTTTACGGCTCATCTACGTCAGACAGATTCGTCTCCATGTCCAGAATTCAACTAATGGACTTAATTTGCGAAGGAGAAATCGAGGGGCTAGTAAGAGGGGCTCGCAAATTTGAAGGATCGGTGGGGGAAACCGGATACAGAACCGCAAGGTTTATTCCCTACAGGAGCGAAATAGGAGCCATGGAGGGAGTAACCGCCGAAATAGAAAAACAATGTACGTATGGCGTAAGAAGAATGGAAAAACGGAGTAACTCCATTACGGTGCAGACGAGAATCAACGCGGGCGATGTATATAATTTCAACTTTAAATCAAACGAAGGACCAGATGCCGGCCACGGTCACGACGGCCTAAGGTTATGGATAAGCTCTGGGCCCAAAATGGCGACCTACCCTAGAGTAAAGTCGGTTACGGGAGGAGACCCCACCACCTACAGAGACCCAGATACCATCCACGACTCGAATGGCGGGGATGATTTTCTCAGCGGCAACTGGAAGGCTTACGAAACTTGGTCTGGCGGTAAAAATCACCCAGCAGGTGGCAAATCCTATGATTACGGCGGAACCTTACCTAAGCTTCACGGAAACGTAACAGTTACAATAGACGAAGTTAAAGGAAAATGGTCCGGCACGCGAGGGGGCGCGGTGGTGTCTTGGGTAAATTACGGAAACAGAGGGTATACCACAGATACGGTGAAACTAACGCAAAGAGGTGACTCAAGCAACGACTACGAAACCATTATATCGGTAAGTGGGGACGAAATTGACTCAGAAATTGATATTGAAAGCAAAGTGGTAGACGGTAAGGTAGTTGGACCAGCCTCCGGTAGACGCGTAAACCCAGCTTGGTGGGCCGTCACCTTCACTGTGAGGGGACAATCTCAAAAACCAGAATGCAGGGGACCCGGTGAACCAGCGGTAGGATCAGAAGAAACCATCGTGACTGATGGATTTGAATTCCTAAGGTCCATATACTGGAACGGCACACCCGTACTAGACAGCACCGGTCTACTTAACTTTCAGCAGGTTTCCCTTAATTTTACCAACGGCCCCCCAAATGGCATACGATCAGATCAGGCGGATAGTCTCATACAAGGTACGTCTAATGTTCGCGTCGTGGGAGATAAGCTTAAGGGTCCCACTCAGGAAATGGACGAGAATGACGACGTAACCGGAAACATAATATCTTCTTTAGACGATTTTGCTCAAGTATTTAGGCTTTCGAATAAAAACTGCGACGCAGTCACAGTTAACGTCAGGGTCGGTTCTATGTCTGAATTACTCAAGGAAGAGAAAACCATAGCAGGACAACCTAAACAGCATGCCGTGGGCACAATTGATTTAGCCTTTGAACCAGAAGAGATCAGGGCTGGACGGCATGTAATCGGGGAAACCACTCCGGCTTTTTCCGAATCAGAAACGTCGGGCGCGAATGAAGAGATCGCGGGTGACTCTGGAGATCTGTTAAGAACTTCTGTAATTTACATAATACAATGGAAACCAGTTTTTAATACTCCGGGGGAATTCAGAGAGTGGCCATCTCTCCATAGGGGATCAAAGCAATACGGAACTGGCCCTAATTCAGAAATCACCGCGAACGAAGAAGTCGGACAAGTAGAAGAGATTCTTTGGGGTAAAATAAGCTACGGCTACAACAAGTCCACCCGAATAAACTTCGCAAGACAGCCCGAATTAGTCAATAGGCAAGATTTCATAGGCTGGGAAATAAGAATTATTCGCACAACGCCGGAGTCCATAAGCCCCTCGCTCCAACACAGTACCTTCACTGATTCCCTCGTGGAACACTTCAGTACTGAGATGAGCTACCCAAATTCAGCAGCGATAGTTTCAAAGTTCGATGCAGAATATTTCTCCGAACCCCCGAAAAGAGCCTTTGACGTAGAGATGATGAAGGTTAAAGTGCCCAGTAATTACAATACCAATCTCAGAACCTATGGCCAAAACAGGGGCGGGTGTAACGAGCCAGTATTTCATAGCGAAACATACAAGGACGCAAATAACCAAGACATTGTCAACACCAGTGGGGTTTATGTTCCGTCGATCGGTGGAGGCATGCTGCTATATAGCGGCGGAGACGCATATGTTAATGGCACAGAAGAATATTGGGACGGAAACTTTAGGGCAGACACCAACGGGGCAATCAGAAAGGAGTACACAAACAACCCAGCTTGGTGTTTTTATGACCTAATAACAAGCAAAAGGTATGGACTAGGTAAACATATAGACGAAAACCTAGTTGATAAGTGGTCACTTTACGATATAGGCAAATATTGCGATGAACTAGTAGATGACGGAAATGGGGGCGTAGAACCCAGATTCACCTGTAACCTTATGATTACAGCCAGAGAAGAAGCCTTTAAAGTCCTAAATGACATGAGTAGTATTTTTCGGGGTATGTTGTACTACCACGCGGGGCTGGTCCAATGTATTCAAGATTCCCCCAAGAACCCAATCTACCAATTCACTAACGCCAATGTTCAAAATGGAGAGTTTGCATACCAATCTACAAGCAAAAAAGTAAGAAGAAACGTCTGCGTTGTTAGGTACAACGACCCAGACGATGAATTTAAACCTGCGGTAGAATACGTTGAACATCTTCCTGACATTAAAAAATTTGGAATACGTGAATTAGAAATGACAGCCTTCGGGTGCACAAGCAGAGGGCAAGCAAGGAGACTTGGAAATTGGGCGCTCGTATCCGAGTCAATGGAAACAGAGATGATCTCGTTCGCTGCTGGCCTTGAGGGCTCGTTTTTAAGACCCGGAGATGTATTTCAGGTTTTCGATTATCACCACCAAAACAAGCCTCATGGCGGCAGGACTCAGAAATTTGAAATCCTTGGGGCAACAGGAGCCAAAGTAACTCTCGACAGACAAATAACCGGATTATCTGGAGATCATGACGCTTGGAAGTTCTCTATGCTTACCCCAAGTCACTACCTAGACCCGTCCTTGGTCCACAAGAACCAAATAGACAGCACTGACACCCCAGAGATTAGAAATAACCTACTACAGACTGTTTACTTTAACGCCGCGCAAACCAGTCTAGTTAGCGGAATGACGACTATTCGTTTCGATTATTCCAGCCTCAATAGAAGCGGTCTAAACGGTAGGTTTGGAATTTCTTCGCAACCAGAGGGGACGCCAGCCGAGGCCCACCCTGAGCTTGCTGTTGACCTAGACACCTACGTAACCCCAACGGGCAAGTGGCCAATTACTGGATTCAACACCCTTACGCACAATCTAACGGGAGATACCCAGTTTATATGGACCATAGAAAAATCCGGAACACCAACCGCAGACGACATGACTCATAATCTATATAAGACTATGTCCATTGAAGAAAAGGAGCACAATCAGTACAACATAAAGGCGATAGAACATCAAACAGGAAAGTTTGCAATAGCTGAATCAGGTATAGCTTTTGACAGGAAAACTTTTGCAGAAACCCCGGAGGACCCAACCTCAATTATACTTGAGACCTCAGAAACAAACCAGTCTGCTCCACCAAACTCCATTTGGTACAGTATCCTGCCAAATACTGATCTGGCCACTGTTGGTTATCAAGTATACGTAAAAAATAGCCCCTTCATGAACGCCGATCAAAATGCGGAGGGAATCCCACACTCTACATACCTTGCTGCCAGAGTTGATAATATCGACCCGCAAGGATTTTACATTCCCCGCGAAGAAGGGAACCAAAGATACTACTTTAGGGTCTTCGCCATTAATGCCGCGAATGGCTTATCTGAAAATTTTGCTGCAAACGACATTGAAATTACGATTCCCAAAGCTATAGGCAACGTTATAATAAGTTCATTATCTCTTATTAATGCTCGTACCCCGTTTTTTGACACGGAAGATAAGAGCACTGGGCCTAACAGCTTAGCTAAAGACGGAAACGAATTTGCTTACGATACCGACGTGGGCGCTGAACCGTCCCTTTACGACG